CGGTAGATTGTCTGACCATGGCAGTGTTGACTAGTGCACTGATAACGGTTACCATGGTGCCAGTACGCACCAAATTAAAAGCGAGTCCCTATATACAAACATTTTTAGTTCGGTCCAGGAACAACCCGTAGCTAATGGGTTGTTAGTGGGTGTTTATGGTTTTTCAAATAGAAATGGGACTATAATACAGTCACGTTAGAGTGTGATACTCCATTGTGACATCTGCGATGAAGTGTCCTACAACTTGCCCTGTAGTGCCGCCCACGGCATAGTAGGCAATACTGCCTGCCGTCTTTTGCGTGCTTGGCACAGAGGAAGAATCCGAGGCAACATACCACGGCACCGACCTGTTGCGCCAATATTCTTGGTCCAGGTGGAGACTACCGGGTTTGCCAGCTGTCGCCACTAAAGCAGCATCATCATCAAGGATAGCCGTGACCGACGTGTCGGACAGTATACCCATACTCGCACAACTATAAATGGTGTACGGTGAGGCTGCCCCTCCCGCCACGAACACTTGCAAAGCAAGGTCCACTACTCGGAAATTCTCGAAGGGGAGGAGGACGGCACGTAGACGTCCTGACCACGTATTGAAGTCAGTGTATGCCAACGTAAGGAAGCGCGACGAGGGAATCGCTGTGTCTACATTAAGACACTCGCCAGACACGCGAATTCGCGTCCGACCAGGATTGGAAGCTGTTAAAGGCCTCTGCACCTGCATCACCATCGCTCTGGTGGAATTTTTCTTCTTATTATTGCTGCGGCGATTACGCGGCATGTTCGTTCTTATGATATATGCAATTCTTGTACTTTCTTGGATATACCCGAGCCTTTACGGCCGGGAGAGGAGGTTGAGACAGGGGGTCACGTTCTCAAAGAAGGAGCTAACCCCATTCCCCATTGTGTAACCCCTGTAGTAGCATTCCAGGGCCACCTGCTCATCAGGAGTGATACCCCAAGCCTCGTACACCTGGACTCGCGTCCATGCGTCAGGTTCGCGGTACCACTCCGTCATGCCTCTCGACATGAGTCTCATGCCTGTGGCAAACGTCGGGTCATCAACCATATTACTGGTGGCTTGGCACCCAATCCGCTGCATGGCTTGATAAAAGTCTTGCACAATTGGTACACCACCGGTTAAGCATAGCCCGCCGGTTCCAACGGCCGTGCACCACTTATTGCGGTGCTTGAGATCTGTGAGCCTATGTGTTGTCAGGGTATCTTTGCGCAGGGACGCAGGTATATTGCGTACCATACGGCAATGCTCCCCCACCTCTATAGGGTGCATTTGACAGAACTCAATGAGATGGAGCTCCCGAACTGGCTCCTCAGCCACCATCCGAAATCCCATTTCAAGGAACCATTCATCTAACCCTTGAAGGAAGCGACCTAGGTCCTCATCTTCCATCATAACAACACAGTCATCCCCATTATTCATGAGTTTGACATCAACACCTCTTGTTTTGGCGTAGGCATAAACTAGCCCACACATGATGATACAGTTGCCCAGACCTGTATTCATATCCCCACTGAAACGCTTGCCTTTGACCCGGTACTTCAATTTCCCATCTGGACAGTAACCCGCTCCCTTGTTATTCATCTGCCATCTGAGGAGCTTTTCCAGCTCACCATCGTCATGTGGGAACAACTCCTTGTAAATGGAGTGCTCCCAGGCCAGTGCCTCGGGGGACACATGCATGTCGAACTTGGTGGCATCAAGTCCGACTGCCACCGGAGAAGCGAATGTTCGCCACTTTCCCCGTGCTATCTCGCCTATTTCCGCTACGTTATACCCCTTCATAACAGTGGGTCCATCACCAAAGGTTCTCGCTATACCCTTGTAAATGGGATGCTCAACTGCTTTGATGTACCTACCAAGTGAGAGGTTGTACGCTGGGTCGCGGGGCTGTATGCACCGGGGAGCCTTCTCCGGATTAACAAATTCCATCTTGATGAATGCTATACTGCACGCATCTTGTCTGGATAATCCAATCGTCTGTAACTTCTTCAGGGCATTCTCGTATATCGTCCGTCGTCGACCGCTGTACGTCTCCAAAACTTGTTCGAAGGAAAACATGGTGGGCTCAGGGATCTTACCTAATAGTTTGCTCTTAAAAGATTCCAGGCGCCTCGTGAATGTAGTCCGATCCACGGGGGGTGGAGCAACGAAGTCACCATTGACCTCGCAGTAGTACATGCGCGTAAGCAGCGCACACTCCAATGTACTGATGTCCCCATTATTAACCCCGAGACTAACGTTGTGGGACAACTCTTTGATAGAGTACAACGTACGGGGCTGGCTGACCTCCTTAGCATGTCGTGTTACGCACAGCCTAGGGTCACTCAACGTTGTTGAGTGGCTCTTGCCTAACACGCTGCCAAGGCAACCTCAGGGCGAGGGACCGTGGCCTAGACCACGATCCCTGGTTGCCGCACCCTCAGGTCGAGGGGCGCATGCCCTGGCTAACCGTTGCCACACATTGAGAGGTGCGGCATTTAATACCTCTTCCCTTAGGCCGTTGACGCGGTTGCTCGCCAACATTTTCGCACTCAGCAGGTCATACTCGTCAGGGACGAACACGCCAGCGACGATCTGCTCGATCACGCCCCGCGTGTGACACGGTCGAAGACCGTGTTTGACCATATCATTGTACGCCATACGGCGCACCATGAGCTTGTTCGCAGCACTAGGCGGTGGACACCCCAATCGGGTCTTGTAACCATCAACCATGACGGCAACATAGTTCCCTTTATTTGGGTGTGGCAACCGACGGTGCCGGGCAACTTCAACCACGTCCTGTTTGAGTACGTACACCTTGCTCGGTGCCTCATCATCAAGGAACGTAGTTGGGTCGGGCAATGTAGTCATCACCGTTTCGACATTACGTCGCTCACTGGGTAGCAAGTCCAGTGCTTCCTTGGTGTCAACAACCAAGGGCATCCCACCAATCGGTGGGGTCGGCTGAGCAGGCCGAACATAGAGAGGGCTTTGAAAATCATTGTTCATGTAGACAGCCACGGGAGCAACCGTGGTTACATGCCGTTCTACAGGGTCATGAGTATATTCAATGCACTGCTCTGCTAGATTATCAGGATGTTTCCTGACACTAGCAATCTCTCTCAGAATTTCTGGATCGTCTCTTGTTTCGCAACATAACCACGTGCGGATAAACTCCATAGTTCTCGGTAT